TTACCCTGATGCCACATATCATAAGCACATCTTTAACGGTCTGCCCTATATGCTTGACCCCAATGGCTACGGCTATGTGCAAGTCACAGTAACCGTTCCAAGTTTGGATTCCTCATGCACAGAGATTATGCCTGTGCTGAACCACGCTAACAAGCCGATACAGAACCCAGATAGCTTTGAGGTGAACAAGTCTTTACAGCGTTGCTTGGCAAAGGCCATAGCCGCACTAGGACTGGGTGCATATCTATTCCAAGGTGAAGACCTGCCGCAGAGCGTTGCAAGCAATCCTGCACCGTCTACATCACCAATTGCAAAGGATTTCAAGAGGGCAACAGGTATGTCGCTTGAACAAGAGATTCGGATAGCTCCGGATATGGAGAGCCTAAAGGCTCTTTACAACCGCGTATCGTTGTCGCTGACACCAGAACAACGTGCGCTCTTTAGCCAACGTAAACAGGAGATTTCTTAATGGCTGAGTATGATAACAATCTGCGTGGAGTGCTATTCCACAATGACAAAGGGGATAACCCTAACCGCCCTGATATGACAGGTAGCTGTGAGATTGATGGCGTGGAGTATAAAATCTCTGCGTGGAATAAAACATCACAGAAAGGCTCACAGTTCATGAGCCTGTCCTTACAGCTAAAGGATGCCCAGCCTAACGGTGCGGCAAAACCAGCACCACAGCAACAGGCAACGATTGATGATGACGTTCCTTTCTAGGCTGTTTAAATCACCGGACACAACTAGCAAAAGCCGCAAGGTCAAGCTGGTTGTGCCTCGTGAGTTTGGCTTACTTGTTGTCACTGATGAGGACGAGCCAGAACAGCTAATGTTTTGGCAAGACCCAGACGAGCAAATCATTCTTGCGTCACGACTGCTAAGTGTTGCAACAGAGCGCAAGAGGGCAGAGCGTGGCGAGTAAGCCAAGCATGAAACCGTGGGGTGGCACTGATACATGCCATTTCTGCAAACGACAATTTAGTTGGAAGACATCCGGTCTGGCCAACGCTAATAAAGAGGTATTTTGTAACCATGACTGTTTTAACGAGAATATCAAACGCAATAAAAGTATTGTTCGGCAAGCCAATGACTTTGACAGCCTATGAGCGCAGGGATGCTCATTATGTGCGTGTTAAGGACATCATCAACATTGTGAGCGACATCAAAGGCGTTCCGGTGATTGACATAATGTCTAACCGCCGCAAGCACAAAATCACTGGTGCTAGGCATCTGGCTATGGTGGCGGCACTGCGTTATACAAGAGCCAATTACTCAGATATTGGCAGAGTGTTTGGCAAAGACCATTCAACTGTGTACAATGCGGAATCTAAGTATAAGCGCGCTGACATGTATATGCTGTCAGACTTGAACACGGTGAAAAAACGTCTTGACGAGTTGGCCGCATGAATTATTTATAGCCGTTCCAGACCTGACCAATACTATGTCAGGGCTGGTTGGCGAACACATTGCTAGTGCCGCAATCTTACAGCGTGGCTGGGGTTGCGGTATGGTTATGCAGGATGACTTTGATCTGATCGCTACCAGAAGCAGGGAAAGCTATCGCGTTCAAGTTAGATCGTGCCAGTTAAGCAAGCGCATAAAATATAGCAAGCGCACAATGCAATTTCCTGTCGGCAAGGGTAAGGATAAGCGGTTTCCCAGCATAGATGATTATGATATCCTAGCCCTCGTGTCTTCTGAACAGCGAGGGTGTTTTTTTATGCCTATCTCTGCTATTGACCGCATTAAGTTTACGAAACCAACCAGCCTGTTTACGCCGGAGCGCGAGATTGAAAGCTGGGATCAAACAATAAGGATTTTAAGAGATGAATGTACCAAACAGACGACCATGCGTGACAACCGAACTAGGCATGGGTCTAGCCGTAACCGTTAGCTTCCACCCAGAAACAGGTGAGGCTGTTGAAATGTTTATGTCCGGCCGTGGCAAGGCCAGTGACAATGATATGCAGAACATCCTGTATGAGATGGGTGTTACCGTCAGTAAGATGATCCAAGGAGGCATGGAAAATGGATTCAGCGCAACAACTGATAAACTTGATCAAACAGCATGAAGGCTTTGTAGAACACGCCTACAAGGACAGTGAAGGCTATCTGACCATTGGCTATGGCAGACTGATAGACGAGCGACTAGGCGGTGGTATATCAGCACAAGAAGCCGAGTTTTTGCTGATGAATGATCTTGATCAAGTGATCGAAACTGCCAAGAAATATACCTTCTGGCCAAATCTAAACGAGCCACGCAAGGCTGTGATAGTCAGTATGCTGTTCAATCTGGGTCAGCCACGCTTTGACAAGTTCCGTAAAACCAAGGATGCTATTCACTCCGGAGATTATGAAACTGCGGCTAATGAGATGCTGGACAGCATGTGGCGCAAGCAAGTCGGTCACAGGGCTGTTCACTTAGCTGAGATGATGAGAACAGGAGAGTGGGATGAGTCCTAAACAATTAGATGCGTGGCGTATCGTACCACGGCTATTGATCCTAAGTTACATGATAGTCTTCTATCAAACCTGCCAGTGGTTCATGGCACTGCCTGACCCAAATAACGCTCAAGCCGGATTCGTCAGCGTCATTGTAGGTGCAGGGGCGGCTTGGTTCGGTCTGTATGTTAACAGCAAACCATCAGGGGATAGCACATCATGATGACGTTATTAGGCAGTCTGTTAGGCTTCGGATCATCGTTTTTGCCAGAGGTACTGGCTTATTTTAGGGCAGGGCAGGAACACAAGCAGAAGCTGGACGAGATGCGGCTTCAGGGCGAGTTAATGCAGATGCGGTCTAGCCTTAAACTACAAGAGCTAGATGCAGAGGCTGACATAGCTGAAACAAAGGGTATCTATGACCATGACCGATCTATTGACGCTGGGGGATTTGTCAACGCTCTGCGCGGCAGTGTGCGCCCTGTTATTACTTATGCCTTCTTCATAATGTTTGTGGCTGTCGAGGCGGTAATCATGTTGAAGGTGATGGAATCCGGCGGTGATTGGAAGGATGCTGTTGAGCTTATGTGGTCACCTGAAACGCAGGGGCTGTTTGCGGCGATTATGTCGTTCTGGTTCGGTAACCGCGCTGTAAGCAAATATTACAACCGCAAATAAAAAGAACCCAGTGACCGAAAGGTAAGTCACTGGGCTTAGTAGCCTCTAAAGAGGCTGGGGAGAAACCATAACGAATAAGATGATACTACTATACACCGCCAAGGTATACAATTAAACCCCAAAAGTTATATGTTGGATGAAGAATATTTGTCCACGACAAGCAGTACAGCACTGCAAACCCACCTAAAATGATGTTCATAATCCACTGAGCCATTACTTTATCCCCTTATCAATCGTCGTTTGCGCCAAGTCCATCATGCTTTCAGCGTAGTGAACAAGCGTCATATCCTTCTCATCCAATGGGCTTATCTCGATAAACTTCTTGAGCGCGTTCTTTACCGATGAATAAAAGCCTACGTTTTTCCATCCGGTCTTGCCGCCGATAAATGTTTGCAGTGTGTAGTTTGGGTGATCAGCCTCGATTTGGTAGTCACTGCTGATAGTGATAATTTGCTTACTCATAATTTGCTCCTGTTAATGGTTCTGCACCGCTATCAATGGCGGCCATGTTTTCATTCATCAGCTCAATCCATGCTTCTTTGAACTGACTAAAATCACCAGCAGATATCGTGCCACGCACATAGTGTGTATTCCACTGGATGAACTTGTAATCGAGATCGTCAATGTCGAGCCAACGATACTTTGATTTGATCTTGTCTTTGGTAATCATGATTATCTCCCTATTAGATATATCTGAAACGGCGTTTTCTAGGGGCGGCAGATAATGACAGACCGTACTTTGGCACAGAGCCAGTTTGGTCTTTGCCCTTCCTGCCGTCACCAGTTTTATACCACAACGCTCGTTCAGCGTGGCGTACAGGTAATTGTCGCAATTCCTGCAATCGTTTCTTACGAATTTCTAAACGAGTTTTTTTATTGACCGCTTCAATTAACCTAACAAGTTCATCAACTTGAGTGTCAGGGTAATACGGGTTCAAATATGGTAGCTTTAACAAAGCCAGTCTAAAACGCCAGTAATCTTTTTTTAGGTATTCTGCTTCTCGAATAATTGCATTTCGGTTAGGGTTAAAAGCCATTTCATTCTCCCTTGGTGGCACTAGGCCACCCATTTGTCAGCGTAGGTATTAGCGATTGGTGTTGACACCAGCGCATAAACAAATGCGTGAAACCGTGTTTCTTCGTAACG